GTCTGCGTGTTTTCCCTTCACAACGGTGAGCCACACGCCCACTCTGACGTAACTTGCTTGCTGACTGCAGTACGCGCTGCCGTGAGTAACCTGCAAAAGCATCCGCAATGTCTCCGGAAGTACAGCCCGGATGGGCTTCAATGAATTTCTGAACTTCATTCAAAAGACTCATGATCACCCCCTGAATCCTTCCGGGATCTGGCTGTAGTCCACGTTGTCGTAACTGGCTTTGAAGTACGGGTCCTCACGTTTTTCTGTGTGCGTGCTGACGGACGGCGATAAGCGCAGGGAAAGCTCATCCCATTTTTCCCGCAACTTCGACGGGCTGAGCACGTTACGGCACCAGAACGGATCACGGCTGACGCGGCTGTACATCTCGCAGATTTGTTTGTGAGTACGACCATCCTGCACACACATCAGGCGAATTTCGTTTGCCCATGCTGTCCAGTTCGGTTCTTTGGGACGAACCACCTCGCCGTCACATTCGGCGGCCTGCTCGTACAGGGCGATGATTTTTTTCCAGAGCCACTGTGCGCAGGTCAAATCATCCTGCGTTCCCCACTGGCGCTTTTTAGGGCTGAATACAACCGCATCAGGATGGCGAGTTAAAAAATCCTGTTCAGCCGTCTGCGTGTCCGGTTGCAAAGCGTCCGGACGAGAAGGTTTTTTATCTGACGGATCATGTTTTGATTTTACTGACGGATCCCCGCCAGATTCTGACGGGTGAAAACACGCTTTTTTGCCAGATTTCGACGCATCAAATTTTGACGGGTCAGATTTTGATGCGTCAGATTTTGACGGGTCAGAATCTGACAGTTGAGAAAATGCCGCAGCCTGAAGCTTCGCAACGTTAAGCTGATAAACATTCGACGCATTGCGGTTACCCTGGCGACGCGCCTTACGCGTTAACCAGCCTTCTGCTTCCAGCCGTGCGATAGCCGTTCTGACGGTACTCATCCCCGCGCCAATCTGGCGGGCAATGGTTTCAATTGATGGCCAGCACACACCCTCGTCATTACTGAAATCAGCCAGACGGGCCATAATTGCCACACTGGATAATTTCATGCCTGACGCTGCGCAACCATCCCATACATAGCCGGTTAATTTGGTGCTCACTTACGCACCTCCTTATGCTTTTCGTTCAGTTCCGAGTCCACCAGCCCGGCAACGAATACACCATCGTTGATGTAGTCGTAGAGCGATGAAGCCAGCGGAGACTGAACTGAAACCAGCATCGGATAAAGTTGTTCTAACCAAACGCGGTGAATTTCAGCCATGTAGAGGTAAACAACGTGGGCATTGTGCGCGACACATGAAGTATCAACCTTTCCGATCAGCGCCTGTTCCATCTGGTTAAAGGCATTGATGTATGCCTCTTTGAACTGGGCAGCACGTTTACCCGTGAAACCCATAGCAAGAAACGCAAAGCCATCGCGGGTTATTTGATAGCAAGGTAGTTTGCGAGTACCGCCGTTGGGCTGGCGTACCAAAATTGATGTCTCCGCAAAATTGCGGGCACAAAACTCTGGAGAACAATCCAAAATGCGAATCTTTTTCAGAACATCGTCATGACGTTTAGAGAAGAAGTCAGCAACAGCCAAAGAAGATGTAACAGCCTGACCATCAACGATGGCAATTTCAGGTTGAGAGAGGGTTGGGAGAGTAGTCATAGTGACAGCCCCGGTAGTCAGTTTTTTAGAAAACTCACCACATGGGACGCCAATCACAGAGGTGGTGAGACGTACAGGGTTGGCGTTACCGGAGACTACCGAACCCGGCCCGACCGAAGTCGGCCCTGTACGCCCCACCATAATTTGGGCGTAGCAATGCTCATGACACGAAAAAACCGCATGAGCGCGGTTATGCTCAGTAATCAATTTCAGGACGCCAATCCCGGCAACGGATTTTGCCGCTGCCAGAACAATATAACGCCCAGAATTATCAGAATCAATCATTACTGGTTTGCTCATGATCGTCCCTTATCTCCCTGAACTTTTGCCTGAAATGCTCAAGCGGGCTGAAGCATTCATGTTCATAGCCTTCACGGAGGTAGATAACCCGTTGTGTTTCCGGCTCCCAACGAATGACTCTGACGGGCACTCCGTAGTGATCTTTGAACCAGCGGTTAACTTGTCGCAAAGGACTGTCTCCTTCTGCCGGTTGAAATCCCCCACAGCCCACTCTGCAAAGCAGTGGGTTACAATTTCCCTGTCACCTGGTACATTCACTGCATAGCAATACTCCACCTTCGCTTTTCCACCCGGTACAGGAAGCGCAATCAGTTGCGAGCGACGGTAGTGTGTTGTTAAACTGTTCATGCGTTAGTTTCTCCACAACCAGAAGCAATCGACGCCACGACGCCCGGAGCTGCACACTCGCGGGCGTTACTCTTTTCCGGCGCACAAAAAACACGAAATAACAGTGTTAAATGCTCCTGCCACTTCGCCATTACTTGGTAGCTGTTCTCTTCGATTTGCTCACGCTCAGCTTGGTCAATAACTCCATCAGCAGTTGCCTTGCGTAAGTACTGGGAATGCTTGCCAATCCATTCTATTGACTCCATCAGCCGCTGATTAATGTCACCATTGTCAATGTCATCAATGACCACCAGCGGCACAAACACCCCATTACTACGACGGGCTATTGCATCCGTTACATGCCTGGTACCACTGGCATCCTGTAAAACCATGGCCCACTCAAGTGGAAAAATTTGATCCCCACCGCTACGCAGTCTGTTATGCAATTGATCTTTTGCTGGGGTGATATCATCAGATTTATACAAACCAAGAATTTCTGCTGCTTCCTCATAGCCATGAGGTAAATCAGCAATCGTTCTTCGTATTGCTGCCACCAGCCATGCTGGTTGCTTATCAACTTTCCATTCAGGTTCTTTACCCACGTTTAAGCCCTCATATCTGTGGTTTCTGTAAATCGATTTATCCATTAGATTTTTCATAAAGCTCAGGTTTAAATGGCAACCGTCCGCAAGTTCTATATGCAGCCTCTGCTGCACGTCCTTTTGGAATTAACTGGCCAGGACGGTTTCGCCACTGATAAACGGCTTCAGTTGTTATGCCGAAAAAAGCAGCAACTTTCTCAATGCTGCCGAAGTAGCTTTCGATATCGTCAGTCGTCATATGCCCTCCAAACTAAGTTTTATTAGATGTTAATTATCAATCTATCTTAGGTCAATAAAAACTAAGATTACTTAGTAATTAAAGAAATGGTGCTCCTATGGAAACGGTTGGTCAGCGTATAAAAGCTCTGAGAAGAGTTACCAGAACGTCCCAGAAAGAATTGGGTAAATTTTGTGGAGTAAGTGACGTTGCTGTGGGGTACTGGGAGAAAGACATCAATGTCCCTGGTGGGGAAGCACTTTCAAAATTAGCGAAGTTCTTCAATACGTCAATAGATTACATTCTTTATGGTGCGGAGTTTGAAGGCAAACTCGTCACAAACATGCGCAGAGTTCCTGTAATCTCGTGGGTTCAGGCTGGGCAGTTTACTGAGTGCAGGACAGCAGAAGTGTTTAGTGAAGTAGACAAGTGGGTAGATACATCATTAAAGATTGGTGATAACTCATTTGCATTGGAGGTTAAAGGCGACTCCATGACTAACCCTAACGGCCTCCCAACAATACCAGAAGGCGCAACAGTGATTGTAGATCCTGATGCAGAACCCCGGCATGGAAAAATAGTCATCGCTAGACTTGATGGAACAAACGAAGCCACAGTAAAAAAATTAGTTATCGATGGCCCTCAAAAGTTTTTAGTGCCATTAAATCCCCGGTACCCCAACATCCCGATCAATGGTAATTGCCTCATCATTGGTGTAGTCAAAGGAGTTCAATACGAACTCTAGCCCCCCCTTTTCTCTAACCAAAACACCGAACTAAGAAAAGTTTGGTGTTTTCTCTTGCCATTAAAACTAAGTTAAGTTAGATTTTATATCAAAGATAACGAACAGGCAGGACGCCCACGAAGTAGCCGCCTGGGGCATATGAAGTCCAGGATGATTCGTTAGTACCAAAAAAGCGCCCTACCGGACGCTTCGCTCTTTAAAAATCAGTAACCCTCACTTTGGGCCTGGATCTGGTGGCCTGGGACGAGGTGGAATATGAAAAGGCTCTATTGGTCGACTCATTATCCAATCCTATTATGTCTCATTTCTTCGGTTTCGGTGGTTTCGGCTTCGGAGGTACATGTCCGTGAACTGGATTATGCTTGTTGGTCATCATTAATATCCGTTAGTTCATTCTCTAGAGGTAGATCTCCCGCACACCAAGCTATAAATTTTTCTTTGGTTGTTAAATCGTACTTAGTTGGAACACCAGCAAAAATACAGGCCCGAATGAAAGCCGCTCGTTCAAGTGATTTCCATGGATTACTATCAGTATCTTGGATTTTTAAATACCTAGCTTGCAACTGATCTTCAGGAAGGGTATCAGACTCAATCAGCAGTCTTTTGTAATGCCTCGCTTGCTCTTTAGACATTCCAGCCTCTTGGCCAAACTGATAGACCAACTGAAGAACCGAAAGTACGGCAACAAACAAACCGAAAATAAATAAATTACTGTACGGGGCGAAAACTGAAAAACCGAGAACGATTAACATCAACGTTATTAATTTATCAATGCGAGTTAACAACGTGTAATTCATCTTCTCCAATACATAAGAGTAGTGAACATAAAATTTATAATCGTCTCTGGTCATATTAGTCTCAGTTTTCCTTGGGTGGTTTTGGAGGAACTGGAGGCTTTTGTCTTAACGGCACATGCCTCTCCTCATACTTATCTACACATAGATCCATATAAATCCTTATCGTTGTTGGGGAGGGTTACATAATAACCAAATCCTTGTTGTTGGGGAATAACCAGGTCCACCTCGCCTGATGTGGCTAAAAGCAGGCACATAACAGCTAAGTATTTTCAACCAGAGAGAATCCTTAGCGTTGTGGTGAATGCGCAGGCTGATGCGCGAAAGACATTGCAGCTATTGCGGAAAAGAGCTGTTCGGCGGGGCAATTAAACGCCCGTGAGAGTCTGAAATAACCGCAAGCCGGAGATCAGCACCGGTCACCACAACAGCCACTGCTTTGGCGGTACCAGTTTGTACACTTGCTTCCGGCTGGTACCGCTCTTTTTACAAAACAGAGAAGAGCATCACCGGACGACGGGCTCATAACCCAATCCATCCGGGCGGCTGCCACCGCAGGTGTTCTTCTCTGTTTTGTGGAGAAACTAATATCTTGTGCAGAGGAAAATAGAATGAAATTACCAAAATTTCGTAACGCAATTGTGTACCGAGCAACATTACCTAGTATACAGGCTATTGAAGGGCATCTTCTCGAACTCCCTTATTCTGAAATCGGGGAAACAGAATTTTCACGGTCCTCTTTTGTAGAGAATCCTGTCACTGGTGAACTGGTAACTCCGATATCTGGTGGGTACGCAATGGTAATCCGTCATGATCAGAAAATAATTCCCCGACATGTCGTCATGAAAGAAGCTAATTCTCGAATCCAAACAATCGAAAATATGTCCGGGAATAAATTAAAGCGTGCCGAACGACTGGCCATTATTGATAACGTACGAGTAGATCTATGCAAACAGGCATTTGTTAAGTCTACGCTGATTCTTGCATTGTACAGCACTGATGAGAAATTATTGGTAATCAACACAACCAATAAAATAATAGCCGGTATGGTATGCGCAATGCTGATTAAGGTTGTCGGTTCAGTGAAAACAGAAACAATCAACATCAGTGATATCAAGAATGGACTGACTACACGCCTGAATAACTACATCAATGGTGCAGCCAATGCATTTGAAGGATTCACTGTCGGAAATTATATTCAGCTATCACGCTACGCAGATCAAAAGGAAATTATTCGCTACTCAGCTGAGCATGAGTCAATTCAAAGCGAACTGGCCGATAGCCTTAGTAGTAGTTTCACTGCTGATAAAATGGAGTTATCCGGTTGCGGTGTGACCTTCATTCTTACCGAAAATTTCCATTTTTCGCGCATCAATACTCAATCTCAGACATTTAATGATGAAGATGATAAAGCATTCCAGTGGCGTCATCAGACTGGCACTGACCTTTTCCAATTCAGCAAGGTAGTTAATTTGATGTGTGACCTTCTTTCTTACAAAGAAGATAAAAGCCAAAATCCAACAACTTAAAAAAATTGCAGCAATCATCCCATGTCAAATGGGCTGGATTGCTGCAATCAAAATTCAGAGCGGTGCAGCGCATATAACATGGAGAACAAAATGTCATTTATTAAGACTTTTTCCGGGAAACATTTTTATTATGACAAGATAAATAAAGACGACATCGATATTAACGATATCGCGGTTTCCCTTTCAAATATCTGTCGCTTTGCCGGTCATCTTTCGCACTTCTACAGCGTCGCCCAACATGCGGTGCTTTGCAGCCAGCTGGTACCGCAGGAATTTGCTTTTGAAGCGTTAATGCATGATGCAACAGAAGCGTATTGCCAGGACATCCCTGCTCCACTGAAACGCCTTCTTCCTGACTATAAACGGATGGAAGAAAAAATAGACGCCGTAATCCGTGAGAAATACGG